CGATGGCACTACAATCACCTCGACAGATAACGACGGCGCCGTTCTGGTGAAGATGTTTACGGATGAATTTACGAAATGTACCTCGACACTTAAAGATTCTAATGGTTCGCTGGTGGCTACACTGGTAAAGACATTTTCTACGGATGGTAAAACAATATCAAGTGTCATCACAATTATTTGATGGCTTAAACGAAAGGAGATTTCAAAATGGCAGAAGAAGATTTAATCTATGGCAAAAATCGGCATTTGTTTGGCGGTATCGAGCCTTCTAATATGATCTCATTCAATGCGGTGTCGAGTTATCAGGCAAGTTCCGGCAAGGCTCGCATTAAAATTATTGCAGAATTACCGAAGGAAACAATGATTAACGGTCAGACATTATGTACGATTGCAGGCGCGATCATTCGTAAAAAAGAAGGTAGTTATCCGAAAGATGAGTTCGATGGTGCATTACTGGCAACTCTGACAGAAGATGGTTTCGTCAATGACGATGATGTTACAATCGGAAAAACGTATTATTACGCAGCATTTCCTTATACAGAACAGGGAGTGTATAACCGTAGTAAAAAAAATCGTGCAGTGGCGAAAGCACAGACTTACACCTATTTATATGGGTATGACTTAAAAACAAATGATTCTAATCCTGCCACACGAGTTACATATCCGTCGGATGTAGATAATGCATCATATGCCGCCGCTGGTATGAATTTCGCATCAAGCAAATTCGGTTATGGCGGATGGCCCAGCACTCCCGGAGAGAAATTTATGCCTAGACCATGTATGTTGGGTTTTGATTGTGTTGTAAAAGAATATTTAGATCCGGATGATTACACCAAGAAAACCGATGGAATGGCATCGAGCGTCGCAAAGACAGCGTTCACCGGAAATGCGATGATGGAATGGCCTAAAATTTATACCCACAGGGAATTTGTGAATGGTATCTATAAATTTAGATGCTCCGATATTCCACTTGGTGATGATTGGGATTGCTGGTGTAATTATGATAAGAACGACAATATTATTGAACATTTCTATACCCCGATTTATTTTGGTTCAAATGTTGGAAACGTGCTGCGATCTATTTCGGGTCAGAACAAGTGTATTTATCAATCAGCTCAGACCGAAATCGATTTTGCAGTCGCGAATGGCGATGGTTGGTATACCGAGGTACTGGCGGATAGACTCTTGATTCAGGATCTTTTAGTTATGATGGCAAAGAGTACAGAATTACAGTCTATTTATGGAACTGGCAGATGTAGCGGCGACAGTGGTAATCCGATTGGACTGGGGACAATGAATACCAAGGGGCTATTCTGGGGAGATAAGACCCGGACGAATGGTGTAAAGGTATTCGGAATGGAAAATTGGTGGGGAAATCTTAGTAGAAGAACAGCTGGGTGGATTAACGATAAGGGAACACAGAAAATCAAAATCACAGAGGGAACTCACGATGGATCTACGGTTAACGGATACAATTTGGATGGTTCCGGTTATATCGCATTGTCTGAAGCAACTCCATCTGGAACAACTAGCGGTTACATCAGTGAAATGAAAAATGATCTTGCATTTGGGCGAATTCCGGTTAAAGCAAGTGGTTCTGCTACAACATATGAAGCGGATGGTCTGTGGTTTAACAATGCTCTAACGTGTTACGCTAGAGCCGGTGCCGCCCGGAACTCTGCGTTGGCTGATGGTCCGATGGCCGCCATGCTGCTATATGATGCGGCGAGTAAGGGTGGGGACGTTGGGGCTGCTCTTTCTTGTAAGCCGCTTGCGGTTTAGGAGAGGACTGGAAAACTTTTGGGTGGCTAATAGCACCAATACATATCCAGGAAAAGGAGGAATCATATGGAACCTAAATATGTATATTCGGAAAGCACTGTAAAACCAACCGCAATTGAGGTCGGAGTATCAAGTGTATATCTGAGAAAAGATATTGCAGAAGAAGTTCGAACTATCATGAACGATGAAAAAGTTACGTACTATACATTTCAGGAAGCTGTTATGACAATCGAAGAGTTCAATACATATGCAAACACTCTGGCCTCAATTAACGCAGTAAAAGATGTAAATAACGCATCAAATATTTTGCTATTGCTTGCAGGTCAGAATTCTGGTGATACGAACCAGATGACCATAATGGAAGCAATTGCTGATTTATATGATGCGGTGGCAAGTTTGTCGGCATAGGAGGAAAATCAAAATGGTCAGTTTGTATTGTACGCTCATCATCAACAAAAGAAAGACTTTTACAGATGTGCCAGTTAATTTTCAGGCAGCGGTTGAAGAAAAACTTCGGGAACTTGGCTACGACACCAATGGTGATCCATTACCAGTAGAGGCGTAGCTATGATTATATTTTTATTACACTTAATAGGAGGTATTGACATGGTAGCACTGTATGTAGCACTCATCATCAACGGCCGTAGAACGTTTTCACGGGTTCCGGCAAAATTCAAGGACGCTGTAAAGGCAGATCTTGAAGCTCTGGGTCTGGATGAAAATGGAAACCCTGTAGATATTTAAAAGGGGACGAAAGGATGGAACCATGGTTTCAGGTTGTGCTCACAATCTTTAGCTCAGTTCTTGCATCTTCTGGGCTGTGGGCTTATTTGCAAAATAAAAGTGAAAAAAAAGATGTTAAAACGGAGATGCTTATTGGATTGGCACATGACAGGATTATGTATCTCGGAATGTCATATATTGATCAGGGTTACGTAACTCAGGACGAATATGAAAATCTGAGAGTGTATCTCTATGAACCCTACGAACGTATGGGCGGGAATGGTTCAGCAAAGCGAATTATGCAGGAGGTGGACAAACTCCCGCTCCATAAATTTATAGAGAAGGAGGAAGAACACAATGAGCATGAGTAACAAGACATACGATATCCTTAAATGGATCGCTATGTATTTGCTTCCGGCAGCCGGCACTTTATATTTTGCACTGGCTGGAATCTGGGGACTCCCTTATGGAGAACAGGTTGTAGGAACCATTACTGCGATTGATACTTTTCTTGGCGTTATCCTTGGAATCAGTACATCCCAGTACAACAAGACAGTTGACAAAGAAAAATAATGAAAGTGTTATGGAGGACGAAACATTATAGCAAATTTGAATGTAAACAAAGTCATTTACGGGGGTGATGTCCTTATCGATCTTACTGGCGATACTGTCAGTGCAGATAAGATCCTTAAAGGTATTACTGCTCATGATAAGAGCGGTGCAAAGATCACCGGTGAATGTACATACGACAGCGATACTTCCGACGATACAGCAGCCGTTGCTGAGATTCTTGCCGGTAAGACCGCACATGCCAGAGGTAGCAAACTCACAGGTACCATGAAAAATAATGGTGCTGTCAAAGGAGTTATTTCAACCGTTGCCGGGGAATATACAGTACCGCAGGGATATCATGATGGTTCTGGTAAGGTTGCTATTGACGCAACTGAGCAGGCAAAACTTATTGCCACCAATATTCGAGAGGGAATTACGATTCTTGGCGTAGAGGGTAGCATGTCTGGTTCTGAGGATATGAAGCCACAGACGAAAGAAGTTACCCCGTCAAAATCAGAACAGACAATCATTCCGGAGGAGGGATATAACTGCTTATCCCAGGTTACAGTTAAGGCAATCCCGTATGTGGAAACCGATAATTCTGCTGGAGGAAAGACCGTT